CGCTGAAGGCAAGAAAGGCGATAACCCGTGGATCACCGATTACGAAGCCATGGCGCTCAAAACGGTAGTCCGTCGCCTGTTCAAGTTTCTGCCGGTCAGCGTTGAAATCCAGACCGCTGTCGGCCTCGACGAGCGCGCAGAAATGGGTTTGCCACAGGACAACGGCGCGATCATCGACGGCCAGTTCACGACCGTGGAAGACGACTATGTCGACCAGTCCACCGGCGAGATCACCGACCAGCGCCAGCAGCAAAGCGACGCCATCGTGCCGGCCTACGGTGACCTGCTCGCGCAGATCCAGAAGGCCGACGACGTCGACACGCTCGCGATGGTGCTCGACAGCGGTCGCGATCTGCCGCAGGCCGAGTTCGTCAAGCTGCAGCAGGCCTACGACGACAAGCGTGAAGTGCTGCTTGGAGCTTGACGTGACCGTCGATTCCCCGCTCTGGAAAGACTTGCGCCGCATTCGTGACGTACACCTTGCGCCCGTTGATCGCGAGCTTCTGCGGCCCGCTTTCGCGGCTCTTGACGGCGGTCAGGTGATCGCCATTCCCGAACGCGTTGCGTCCCGCATCCGCGACATCGCCGCGCGCACGCCGAAGCAGTAACCCGCCACCACCAGGAGAACCCTATGTTTAGCGTCGAGCAAAAACTGATGAAGATCCGCTCCGTGACCACCGTCGCGGAATTCAAGGGCGACGGCCGCGAGCACGCGCAGAACGTCAAGCTCGAATGGACGACCGATAACGGCGTGCTCGCCGAGTTCGATCCGCAGTTGCGCAGCGCCTTCTACCAGAAGGACGACGGCAAGCAGAACGCCAACGATGCAGGCCAGGGCGAACTGTCTCTGCCGCGTCAAGACGTCGAACTGACGAAGCTGCGCATCCCGTTCCTGCAGATGCCGGTGAAGTTCAAGAAAGAGTTCGCCGGCTTCGAAATGGTCTATCACACCGGCGCGAGCGAGCAATCGAACATCCGGCTCGAGGGCGTTGAGTTGTCCGATTTCTCGTTCGACATGAAGGACGGCGGCACGGTGCTGGTTGTGTTCAATGCGTACGCGAAGCCGAATGCGGCCGATCAGGGAAAGATCGACCAGATGATGCAGCTCGAATGCGAGATCAGCCTGACGCCGCCCAGCGAGAAGCAGGCCGATCTGGTCGAGCAGTCGCGCAAGGCGAAGGCGCCGAAGAAAAAGACCGCGGCGGAGAAAGCCGGCGGCGCTGACGATCCGTTCGCCGGAACCGATATCCCGCCACTCGACCCCGAGCAGCAGAGCGAAGAACAGACCGAGCAATCGGAGTAACCGGCCGTTAAGGGCAATGCCAATCCCGGCATTGCGGCGTTTGAAGGGGCGTGGCCTGTTGCGCGCGCCCCGCTTTTTATACCGCCACCTACGCCGCGCAGTGGCTGCGCGAAGAGGAAATAAATGCCCGGCGCTTACTACAACGAAATTGACCCGTACGCGGCGCAGTGGCTTCGCAACCTGATTGCCGCTGGCCACATCGCCGCCGGTGAAGTAGACGAAAGGAGTATTGAGGATGTCCGACCTGATGATCTGCGAGGCTTCACGCAGTGTCACTTCTTCGCTGGGCTTGGCGGCTGGTCGCGCTCCCTGCGAGTCGCTGGATGGCCGGACGACAGACCTGTTTGGACCGGTTCCTGTCCTTGCCAACCTTTCTCCGTCGCAGGCAAAGGACTTGGGTTTGATGACCCGAGACACCTCTGGCCTGCGTGGTACTGGCTCATCAAGGAGCGACGCCCTGCAATCATCTTTGGAGAGCAGGTTGCGGCAGCAGCTGACTGGCTCGGTCTCGTGCGACATAACCTGGAAGCCCTGGAATACGCCGTGGGGGCAATGCCTATCGAAGCCGCGAGCGCAGGTGCGGACCACTTTCGGGATCGTTGTTGGTTTGTGGCCCACGATGACCAGCAACGCGCCGGCACGCGACGGCTACAACGAAGCCGGCAACAGCGCGGGACAAGTCGCGATACGCAAGATTCTGATCGCGCTCTATCCCACGGCGACGACGCCGAGCGGCGGCCAAACGGTTCCCGCAGGAACGTCGATGACTGGACGCCGGCCGGACGGATCGAAAGCGCAGGTGACATTGCAGAACGTGGTGCTTGCGATGTGGTCGACGATCCGAGCTTCGGATGGGGCGAAGGGTGGACCGAACATGACTTTCGGAGCCGGGGGTTCTCCGCTGCCGTCGCAGGTATCGACGGTTGCCAATACGTCGAATGCCCCGATGGAAAGTGGCGGCGGCTCCCTCCACCCCGAGTTCGGTGGCTGGGAAATGGGATACCCGCCAGAGTGGCTAAATTGCGCGCCATCGGAAACGCAATCGACCCGCGCCCAGCGGCGGAATTCATCCGCGCCTCGCGCGAATCAATCGAATGAGTGAGGACATATGCCGATCAAGCCTGAGAACCGGGCGCGCTACCCGGCTGACTGGAAGCAGATCCGTGAACGCATTCTGATGCGCGCCGGCAACTGCTGCGAGCAGTGCCATGTTGCAAACGCCGACATGATCGTTCGCGGCATCGGCAAAGACGCCGGCACGTTCCAACGCTTCGAAGGCGACGGCGAAGTCTATGCGGCTGACGATGGCCGCGTGCTAGGCCGGTGCAAGGCATCCGAGTATTGCGGCAACAAGTGGACTCGCGTCGTGCTGACTATTGCCCACCTTGACCACGTGCCCGAGCACTGCGATGACGACAACCTGAAGGCGTTGTGCCAGCGCTGTCACCTGGCATACGACGCCGATCACCACCGCATTAATGCGGCTCAGACACGGCACGCCCGCAAGGCAATTGCCGACCTATTTGCAGAGTGAGGACATATGAACACCACTGATACAGCAGCGCCGAGCCTTGCGAGAACGCGCGAGCAATGGGAAAAGTGCGACCCGGAGGCAATGTCAAAAATGTCGCAGGCGGCAATTTTCTTTGCACTGCAAGATGCTAAGCGCGATGTTCTGGCAATGCACGCCGCTCTCGCTACCCCTCCGCAGACAGACGGCGCGACTGTGGCGAGCAAAGATGACGTGATGATTGATCGGCGTGACCTTTTCGACTTTGTGCGCGGTGGGATTAAGTCGGCGCTGCAGGATGGAGCCGGAAGCGTTGGAATGGTCGCAAGTTGGTTCTGGCAAGAAGCCACGGAGCGTACCGAGCGCGTCTTGGGCAACCTTGGCGTATTCGATGCCCTCGCCGCTACCCACGCTCCCGCGATGGCAGAGACGCAGACCGACGCGAGAGATGCTGCCCGCTACCGAGTGATTCGGCTTGCCGCCTACAACTACGGCGTCAAAAACCCGTCACCGTTTGCCCTCGATACAGCTATCGACGCAGCTATTGCCGCTGCATCTGGCGGGGAGCAGGGATGAGCATCGTCATCGTGCCGACCACGCTGGCTGAGGCGAACGCATTTGTCTATCAGCATCATCGACACCATAAACCAGTCATCGGGCACAAATTCAGCATCGCGGCCGCCGATGGTGAAACGGTGCACGGCGTGGCGATTGTCGGTCGGCCCGTAGCGCGAGGCAACGACGACGGGCTCACACTGGAAGTAAACCGCTGTTGCACGGACGGTGCGCGGAACGCTTGCTCAATGCTGTATGGCGCGGCGTGGCGCGCGGCGAAGGCTATGGGTTATCGGCGCCTCATCACCTACACGTTGCCCGCCGAGGGCGGCGCAAGCCTACGCGCAGCTGGCTGGACGCTGATCGGCGAGCGCGGCGGCGGCAACTGGAACACGCCCGCTCGTCCACGCATCGACACTGACGCCGCATTGCGCGGCCAGAAACTACTCTGGGAGGCCGCATGAACCCCAACAGGCCCGAAGCCGGGAAGAATATGAACGATGACACGATTGACGCCGTGGTGCTGATCGCGACGAAACATACCAGCGACCCGGAGATTCGACTTCAAACCGACAGGGAGATCCGCGCGTTGCTATCTGCAAGCAAGCCCGATTATTCGCAATGCTGCGATACCTCGGCATTCTGTTCGAGCGTTCGACGCTGCACCGCCAAAGACGCTGCCGCGCCATCACCTGCGCAGACCGATGAGCCCACGTTCAAAGAGTTCCGCGCTGCATTGGCCCGCTTCAACGATGCCAATACGCCGGTTTCGATTGCAGACCGCGTGATGATACTGAGCAACGCCACATTCCTGCTGGACGAATACGCCCGCACCGCACTGCAAGCCGCCCCAGCGGCAGAGAATGAGCGCCTTGAGACCATGAGCGAAAACATCGCCCGCGATATTCGAGAGGGCAGATTTCCCCAGCGTTCAGAGCCGCAGACGATCGGCACCGCCCCTCAACAAGCAGCAGATACGCCGGAAGGTTGCGCGGTTGCAGATGCCAAGATGCTGCGCGAGGCAAATCATGCGCTTGCCGCCGAAAACGAACTTCTGCGCAAGCGCCTTCGGCCATTCGCTCATCTTGTCGGCAGTGGCGAACTGTCGTGGGCAATGGTCGAGTACTGCGTCAAAGACGATCCGGAGAAGCAGACGTTCCAAGCTCCTCAGATGCAGCGAGCGTTTAATCGTGCCGCCGAGGCTTATCGCAACGCCGCCCCTCAACCAGCGGCAGATGCGCCGGGGATGGCGGAGCCGGTGGCGTGGGTTGTGGAAGAAAACGGGATTCCAACAAAAGACACCTATCCTCGAACATTGGACTGGTACGCCGGAGAAATTGCGCATCTTCCGATTGGCACTAAGCTCTACACCGCCCCACAACCAGTGGCACAGACCTTCCCGACCGAAGATCAACGCGAGACGATAGAACGTGCGATTGAGGTATGCAACAGCGTTCAGATGTTCGCTACCGCAAAGGGCCTGCGAGAAATTCTGACCGTCGCGCAACCAGTGGAGCAGACGCGGGCGCTGACAGAGAAAGATATGGATAAGTTGGGCTCAATTTTGTTCACCCGTTTCTATACGGATACCGAGTTTGATAGATGGTCAGAGGCCAACCAAAAAACAAAGGTAGTTTTTATAAACGCAGCTAAATCCATCCTGACCGCCGCGCGTCCGGCAAGCGGAGAGACAGATGCCAACTGACCGCAACTTCGCTCTGCGCCTCATGCTCGCCCAGGAAGCGCGCGGCCTGACACAAACGCAGCTTGCCGAGGCCATCGGCTCGACCAAGAGCGTCGTGTGCCTGCTGCTGCAAGGCAAGACGCATCCGAGCTATGAGACGCTTGTATCGCTGGCTAAAACACTGAAGGTGTCGGGCGACTACCTTCTTGGATTGAAGGGGAATTGAGATGCCCTACGCACGCAAACCAGTGAGCCCGGAAACGTTGCTCGGACTGATCAAGCCGGGCCTGATCTACTCGCCGAACAGTCTCGCGCGCAAGATCAATGGCTCAGCCTCCGATGTCAGGAAAGTGCTTCTTACCCTCGTCGACGAAGGAAAGCTCGCGACGATCAAGCCGCACCGGACCGTCTCCTTCATCCTCGCGCGGACCGAGCACCTGAGACGGAAGCCCGCGCCGAAGCCGGTCATCGATCCGGCAACGGTCGCCCAGCCGCGCACATTCGCCGTTCTCACCGGCGAGCTCACCGGGTACTTCGAGGAAATGTACCGGCGCGCGGACCTTGCGATGATGGTGAGGTCGCGATGATCGACAAAGCCCTCACCCTGAAGGAAGCCGCGGCGTTGCTCGGCGTCTCCTACTCGACCGTCTACGCGCACAAGCTCGAGATGGGCTTCTTCCAGGTCGGTAACCAGTGGCGCGTGTGGCCCGACAAGCTCAAATTTTCCACAGAGTACAATTCCAACCGACCGGCGCGGACGGAACCAAGGAGCAAAAAATGGCAATCCGAAAGCGTCAAGGCTCGGACATCTGGCACGTTGACATCCGCACACCAGGTGGACAGCGAGTTAGACAGACTACTGGAACGACCAACCGCAAGGAGGCTCAGGAGTATCACGACAAGCTGAAGCACGATCTTTGGCGCGTCGCAAAGCTGGGCGAACGGCCAGCGTACACATGGAATGATGCGGTGAAACGGATGCTCAAGGAAAGCGAGCACCTCGCGGACCACGTAAATCGCATCATCATCATGCGGCACTTCCGTAAGTTCTTCGCGGGCCGCGAACTCGCATCGATCACTCCCGACGAAATCACCGCGGCTCTGCCGAAGTGGGACCAGCGGTGCAAGCACAAGCAGAAGCCGGTCGCGCGGGCCACGCAGAACAAATACCTCGCGACGATGCGGATCATGCTGAAACTGGCCGCCGAGAAATGGGGATGGCTCGACAAGGCGCCGAAGCTGGAAGCGCTGAAGCTGGCAAACCGGCGCGTGCGGTGGCTCACGAAGGCCGAAGCGCAACGGTTGATTGCTGCGATCCGGGGAGACTGGATGCGGGACGTGACGATTCTCGGGTTTGCTACCGGCCTGCGCCGCGCCAACCTGCTCGGGCTGGAATGGTCACAGGTTGATCTGGTGAACCGGCGGGCGTGGATCCACCCGGATCAGGCCAAAGCCCGCAAGCCGATCGGCGTGCCGCTGAATGACGACGCGGTCGCGGCGATTCGTCGGTGGATCGGTAAGCACGAGACGAACGTGTTTGTGCGCAATGGCAAGCCGATCCCGATCACCAGTTGGTGCAGCGCGCAATGGGACCGGCAGTGCGCCCGTGCTGGCATCGAGAATTTCCGGTTCCACGACGTGCGCCACACCTGGGCAAGCTGGCACGTTCAGGCAGGCACGCCGCTGAATCGGCTGATGGAATTGGGAGGCTGGGCAAAGTACGAGCACGTTCTCCGGTATGCCCACCTCGCACCGGACCATCTGGCAGAGCACGCCAACATGGTCACAATCTGGGCACAACCGGATGCAGACAACGTGCAAACCCTTGCTGCATAAGGCTCTCGCAAAGCCTTAATTCGCTAGGGTCACGACAAGGAAGGATCGGGGTTATTGCAGCAAACGGTTGATTTATAACGCAAATGTCTCGCGCCGGTCAGCCTTGAGACAGTGCCACTTTGTAGGTTTTTCTGCCTTTTCAGCCCCGTATTGTATAGATGCGGGCGCACTTTGGTCACATGCGCCGTGACCTACATCAGACCATTGCAGCATCTTGTTGTAGACTGCGCGCGTGAAAGAACTGATGAAACCAATGAAACGCATAAATGAGCTAGGGCTGATCATCTTAATCTCGATCGGCGTGATCTGCTGCATCTACTGGATCAAGCAAACGCCCACTGGTACAGGCCACGACGTGAAGGCATGCATCGAGGCAACGGAAGCAGATGTCGCTGGATCTTCAGAGTCGAGGCAAAATCCTGCCGCCTGGAAGAAGTCCATCGCATCGGCTTGCAAAAATTCAGAATGAGCAAGGATCAGTAAAGTGGATAAGAATAATTCTCGGCTGGAGGGGCTTCAGAGTCTGCGCGGTATCGCCGCCTTGGGCGTGCTCCTGTTCCACGTGCGCGGCTACATGTGGATCGTAGCGAACAACCACACGACCGTTTTTGAGATCTTCACCGGCGTGTTCGGTCTGGGCGCCGTGCTGTTCTTCGCGATCTCAGGCTTCCTTATGGCGCACCTGATAGAAACCGGCTATCGCAATTTCCTCGTTCGCCGGGCCGCGCGAATCTACCCATCTTTCTTCGTGGCGGTGGCGATCTCACTGTTTGCCCAGGTGCTGTTTCTGGATACCGTGACGCAGCCGAAGCTCGCCGAATCACTTACGCTGCTGCCGCTGGGCGTCATCCCCTATCCGCTGCACATCGAGTGGACGCTGATCTATGAGGTGTTCTTCTACGTGGTTTGCTCGGTGTTCACAATCGGCAAAGCGAAGCGCGCGTTCCCGTATTTCCTCGTCGCATGGCTGATTGGCGTGCTGATCGCGCACCATGTTTTTGATCTGCCGAAAGTGATAACGCCCACTGTGAGCACGGTGTTCTTCCAGTTTTTCAACATGTTCTTCATCGTCGGCGCGCTGACCTATTACGTGCACCGGAAGGTGTCGTTATCGGCGGTCACCGCGCGGGCGATGCTCGGCGCCATTGGCGTGGTGGTGATCGCATGGCCATTCCTTGAACGCATTCACCTGTTTGCGCAGCAGGAGCTATATGCGTTCGCGCTCTGTTGCGTCGGCATTCTACTCGCGACACTGGCAATCGGGTCGGACACGCCGAAGCACTTCGCCGCACGACTGCTGCACCGGGCCGGAGATTATTCGTATGGGATCTACCTGATGCACGCATCGGTGCTGTGGATCGTGTTCACCGTGTGCGTGAAGCACTTCGGCGCGCTCGATTCGCGCTTTGCCTTTCTCGGGCTCGGCGTCGCGCTGCTGGCGGGAATCGGGATGGGAATGATCGATGTGAAAATCCACGCCACCGTAGCGGCGTGGCTCAGGTCAAGGTCTGTTACGGTTCCTGCGATATCATCAGAAAGTTATTCGTCGCTGTCCCCGACAGTGCCACAGCGCCGCCCTGCGTCTGAAGCACAGATACGCTGATTGTGTCATTTGCGGCGCAATTCAGCACGACGCTGATTGGGAAGGAATACAAGGGCTGCGTCACTGCGGCTTCGACGATATTCGTGCTTTGGTATATCGTCGCGCCGTTCTGCCTGACCTGAATCGAGATAACATTCCCCGCTGCCCAGGTCACCGAGGCAAATTGCAAACCGGCGCTCACACGATATGTGCCTGCAGCCGGCGCGGTATAGACACCGGTTGACGTGACGAAGTTCGCCCCTTGGTTCAGCACCGAAGTCCATGTCGTGACGACCGTTGACGTGTTGTTCGGGATGCTCTGCGCGTTCGTGTTATTGGCGATGACCTTCGAATTGCTCGCCTTCAGTGTCGTGAAGGTGCCCGCTCCCGGAGTCGTGCAGCCGATGCAGGGCGGCGCCGCTAGGTAGTTCGAAAAGCCCGTACCACTGACCGGCCCGACGACCGACAGGCCGCCAGCCGCAATGGATGCCCCGCCGGTGGAAATAGCCAGACCGCCGGCAATTCCGACGCCGCTGGTAAAGCTTGGCGCAGAGAGCAACGCGTAGCCGGTTGCGCACGTGAAGCCGGTGTTCGATGTCCACTTCAATGCATTGCCGGTCGCGCTACAGCTTGGCATCGCAAACGCGGTGGGCGAAGCGGATGAGCCGGTGACGTTCGCGACGACTGTGTTGGCTGCCTGCGCGGCGAGCGCCGTTGCCGTCACATTGCCCCATGCTGGCGCGGTCGTGGCGCCCGTAGATACGATCGCCTGACCAGCTGTCGATCCTGCTGGATTGATGAGTTGAACCGGGTTGAGCGTCGCGGCGAAAACCGTCGACGAGAGCGCAAGCAGCGCGGCAGTGAGTAGTCTCTTCATTTGAGCGGTTTCCAGTTGCAGTTTTTGGCGCCGGCCTGGTCATGCGCGAGGATCGCCTTGGCGGTCTCGTCAGACAGGACGTCGGTCTTATCGAGATAGATCGGTTTGACCCAATCACACGACGTGTCGACGACGCGAGTTTTCGTGATGACCTCGGTCGGCGGCGTTGTCACGGTCGGGCACGTCTGGCATGCCGTCAGCGCAAGCAATACGCTACTTGCGAGTCCAATCCTGAAGTTCATTTCGCACCTCGTCGGTAGGTTGAGCGGCGATCGTGTTGTCGATGTCAGTGCGCACCGCTGCGGCGTCGCTGCCGGCCTTCTGTGCGTCAGCATTGGCCTGCGTCTCAGCAACCTGCTGCGCGGCCACCTGCTGCCCTGCCTGCGCCTTCACGGCATCAGCCTGAGCCGTCGCTGTCTTAGCCTGCTGATGGCGGAACAGACCGAACAGAATGCCGAGCGCGCCGAGCACCAACGGGCCGAGTTTGATAAGCAATGGAAGAATTGCGGTCACGTCGTTACCTCCCCGCCTGCCGCCTGAAACGCGGCCTGCAAATGTGTCATCTGATTTTCGTGCTGGCCATATCCGGCGCCGGGAAGGCTGGCCCACACGTTCGCGCACTTCACGACAGCGAGCTCGAAGCGGCCCGCGTCGATGTACGGCAGCGCGCCGTGCTCCTTCAGTTGCTGGAGCGCATAGCGATCCTGCGAGAGCGGCGAGAAATCGCGCAGAAACATCTGCGCTTTGTAGATGCGCCACCAGCGATACAGAATCTGATAGCGCCCGGCCGCCGTCGAATGCAGTGCTGCGTTCAACACGTTCGGATGATCCGCATAGCTCTTGAACAGCAACGGCTTTGCCGGCGTGCTGCCGACCAGAACGTTGTAACCGTCGTCGCTCACCGCGAGCAGTTGCGCGCCGATCTCGCTGAACGCGATCATGTCGAGGAATGCCACGCGGTTCTGACCTCCTGCCGTACCGGCATCAATGCGCGCCATCGTCGCCTCCTTTCGGCTCCCGCCGGATCGCCGTATAGCGCACGAAGATCATCAGCACGAACGCGGCCGTCGAGACGTAGCGCGCGGTGCCCTGCGGCAGCGCCGCTTTCAGATCGGGCGGCACCGCATTCCATGCGTCGATTAGCGAAGGACCGAACGCAGTAATGGCCGCGAATGCACCGGCCACGATCACGGTGCCGCGCTTGTGGAGCTGGCGCCAGTTATCTGCGAGAGTGATTTTCATCGTGCCCACCTCTTTGTGTCTGGCCGGTTGCCGGCGCTACTCAGGATCAGTTGCTGGGTCAGTGCGTCGATCTTGTTGTTCGTGTCCTTCACGTCCTGCCCGATGCCGCGAAGCTGCTCTTTCACATCCGTGCGTTGCTGGTCTAGCGATCGCTCGATCTGGGTGAAATGCACCTCCTGCTGTTTGTCGTGTTCCTCAAGCGTAGACACACGGCCGACCAGCGTGTACCACATGACCACCGCACCGCTGGCTGCTGCGATCACGGCGAAAAAAAGCGACTGCACGTTGATGTTGGTATCGAGCCAGCGTGATTTGGTCATGTCATTCATTTCTCAGCCCCCCGTTACAACTGTGAAGTGTTCAGCGCCGTCTTGGTCGACGCGTTATTTGCATGGATGGGTGCGCCCGCCGTGAAAGCGCCAAACGTTCGGTTCGATGTGATTTCATTGCTCGACGGAAAGCCAGTGCCGAAATTCAGTTCGGCAATGCCATATGTGAGCGTGCCGACCGTATCGACCACCGTGTTGCCCGCGATCGGGTTTGACTGGGTGAGCGTGGCCGACAGCATGATGCCAGCGAGATTGTCGACACCGCCTGCTACTGCGGCCTGCTTGGCATTGCAGTTGAAAACGAAGTTGTCGCGCACCGGCGAGTGCTGAAGGCCGAACGACGCGGAACCCGCAAACGCGATACCGCTACTGGCAGAGTTGAGAACCTTGTTGCCGATTACCTCAAGCCCGATGCAATTGCGTGTGTTGCCGAAGAAGCTCATACCGAAGTCAATGCCGGGACCGCCCCCCGCATCCCAGCGCACCTCATTGCCGAACACCTTCACGTGGTTGCTGTCTTCGACATTGAGCCCTTCGTGAATGCTGTTGTAGCTTTGATTGGCCCCCATGACGCCGCCTTCGCACAAGGCAGCGGCGAAGCCGAACGTCCCTGCATTCTTAGCGCGGTTGTGATGGATGTTGAAATCGATGCCGAACAGAACAACAACACCATGAGCGATGCTTGATGCGCCATTGCCTTCCGAATAACAGCCGCTTATCTCGGTACCAAGGTCAAGCGCTGCCAGTGAGCTTCCGGAGGCCTTGATTCCATTGCCGAGCCAGTCGATCGCACGGCAATTCAAAATCTTGTTCCCAATTCCAAGGGCACTCGAAATTCCGGTGTATCCGGAGCCGTTCGTCACGACTCGGTCAACAACGGTGTACCTGCAGTTCGCAAGAGACAGGACCGTCAGGCCGCCATAGTTACCCGGCGAGATCAGACCGCTATAGGTCGCCGACGGCGCCTGAAATTCGAGGCCGCCGATTTTCGCGTCTGATAAGCCGGATGCCGTGATCCACGTCGAAAAGTTTGCGCCGACAGGAACAGCGCCTGACGGTTTGACGACCGCGCCGCTTTTCGAGAACCACGATTTGACACTGCTTGGCACAGTCACCGGGCCGAGGAAAAACGGGCCAGTTCCAACGAACTCGATCTCCTGAGCAACCAGGCAGGCGAGCTGGAAGCTGCGCGTATCGTCGACGCCATTCGCCGACATCGCGACCTTCCCCGCCGTGTTGCTATCCACCGATAGCGTCGTGCCACCAGTGAGCCAGATGCTCGATACGCCCAGCGGAATCACCGCATCGAACGTCAGCTGCAATCCGCTCAACTGATAGCTGCGCGGGTCCTGCGCAACGCCCTGCATCACAACCGATCCGAGATTTGCCTTGGTCGTGTACAGGCGGGAAAGCGTGAGCGTCGTAGACGTGCCGGCCGTGTAGTCGACACCATCGACGAACACTTCGTTGCGCAAATCGCCTGCACCGACGTTTGGCGGTATCGGGAGAAACTTGATGGTCCCGCTATCGTCGAAGCCGAGTACGGTCCCGGCTCGCGCGGCGGCAGAAGGTAAGGTGCCGTCCGTGCCGAATTCGGAGAGCGGGTAGCGAATGGATGCATCCTGATTGGTCTGCAGCTCCTGCGCGATCATCGTCAGCTTGTCGAACGCGCCTTCGGTGACCTGAGCCGGAAACTTATCGTTCGGCGTGTAATCGACCTGCTGATCAATCGGCACACTGCGGAAGATGAGAATCCGCACGCCTGGCGCGGGTGCGCCGTTCAGCATCGTGACGCTGCCACCAGCCTGAATACCGGCACCCTGCACCGAATAATCGGTGTTCAGAACCAGATCGGATTCGGCGTTATTCGTCCCGATGCTGATCAGCTTCAGATGATTGTCCGCAAGAAAATAGAACGGGACAGGAAAGACAGTTGAGACGCCGTCCCCGATAGACGAAGCTGACGAGACAGAACTGTTGACGGTCATTGGATCACCCCGCTCGGCGGAAGAAGAAATTCCTGGTTGTTCTGGCTGCGCACCCGTTGCTCCATCCGCGCGAGATAGCCGGGGTTCATGTACTCCTGAATCCGGTAAAAGAGCAGATAGTCGAGTGCAATCCGCGTGTAGAAAAGGTTCAGATACGGCGTGTTATTGAGCGCCACGCGCAGCGCGTTCGATGCGAGGTTGCTGCTCTTGCCCTCTAGCGCGTCATCGCGCGCGCTCTGGTAGAGGTTGATCAGGTCATTAGCCGCGCCGGCAGTGGGCCCGGCAAGCGAGGAAAGCATGCCGCCACCGAAGCGGTTGGCGGTGCCGAACAGGAAGTCACCCATCAGGCCCATGCCGCCGCCTTGCGCCATCGCGGCGAGGAACAGCTTTCCGTCGTTCACCGGGTCGGAATTAGGCAGGCGCGGCGTGAGCCCCTTCATCATGTCTTTGGTGAGCATCGAGCCGTAGCCGAACAGCGTGGACATCGCGACCACGCTCACCAGTCCCCACGCTTCACCGTTGCCGGCCACGAGCGCCTTGAGCGGGTTCGTGCCTTCGAAACCACGGCCGTAGAGATCGCGGCCCATGATCTTCTGCATGTACGCGCCGGTGAAGCTCTTGAACTGCATCGTGAACCGGGCGAACTCACCAAGCCATGTGCCTGGCCGGGTGCCCTGCAGCAACATCGCGCGCGTCTTGGCGTCCGGTTCAAGCTGAAAGAACGACGTCCGGTCGTTCATGTACGTCTGCACCTTGTCGGCGAGATCGGCGCGCGCGGCGTCGATGTCCTTCGGCCCGGCACGCTGGCCGGTCGATTCCAGATAGGAGCGCACCGCGTCGTCGCTCACCTGGTGGATCGTGTCGTTGGCGATGTAGTTGCGGCCGTCAACCTGCTTGAGCGCTGACTGGCGGATGACGTCCCACTTTGGCCCGTCGATGTCGTACAGACTCAGCACGCGGCGATACTCAGGTTCGAGCGCTTCCCATGCCTTGCCAGTCTGCAGCGCCATGTGGTGCGACATGCCCATCGCCGCCGCGGCGCGCATCTTTTCAGTCCACCACTGGCCGAGATTGAGCTTGAAGAAAAGCTGCTGGCCGCGCGTCAATGCGCCGGCATCCTCGAACGAGCCGGTGCGGGAGATCTCGCCCATCGCCGATTCGAAGAACACGCCAAGGCTCGCGAGCAGATCCTGCTTTTCCTGCCCCTTCAGGCTGGTGCCCAGGCCCGCCAGCGACTCGCCCATACCAGACAGGAAGCCGCGCCCCTGATACTTCGCTTCGGAGCCGTAGACGGCAATGTCGTTGAACTGCGACATGATCATGCCGCCGAGCTTCGCCAGCGACTGCCACGCGCGTAGGTTCGCACCGCGCCGCGCCCACAGGGCATTACCCGGAATGCTCATTGACCCGTCGACGGCGGCCATGTAGTTCGCGTGCTTGCCGGCCGCATCTTTCAGCGCGTCGATCTTGTCGAACTCGCCGGCCTTCTTCGCGGACTGGATCAGGTCGTTGCGGATGGTTTCGACCATCGCACCCGGGTTCGTGCCGAGCTGCCGCATCAGGCCGATCTGCTCGGCGCCGCGCGTGAGCCCGCCGGCCACCGCTTCGCGCAGATTGCGCGTGCCGTAGTTCTGGTTGTAGTCGAACCACGCGTCGGCATCCTTGAAGTGCACGACGCGGTCCTGACTGACGCGCTTAGCCAGATTGCCCGGACCCTTGAATGGGGACGCCTCGACGCTCGCGATCGGCTTCATGTGATCGCCGCTCGCTAGATTCTTGAAGATGCCGTGCAGCATCGCATTGACGTCGTTCGCACCCGACTCGGCCATCATTCGCGGGATGTCGAAGTGCTGCAGAGCGGCGGCTTTCCACGTCTCGAAGCCGGCGCTGCGGATCTTCAGCATGTCGTGCGACTGCTTGACGATATAGCCCGCTTCCTTGCCGATCCACGCGCCGGCCTCGTTCGCTGTCGTGCGGCTGTATTCCTGCCACTTGTTGATCACGCGGGCGATCTCGACGGCAGGCTCAGGCAGCGCTTTCAGGCGTGCCGCTTCATCTTCACGACCGAACGACCACAGCGCGCGCGCCACGTCGCGATCCATCGTGCCGCTCGCGAACAGCTTGGCGCTGCCGGTGCGTTCCAGATCGTTCACGAAGCCGCCGAGGAACTTGTCGCGCAGCGTCTTCTGCACGGCCATGACCGAATTGCGTGCGCCGACCTTCGCGCGGTTCACGCCGACCAGCAGCGCCGTGATGCCCTCCGCCGGACGCGCGCCGAACTGCGCCTGCACCCAGGCTACCTTCTCAGCCCGCACCGAAGCGTTGATCAGCGCGTTGCGTCGCTCGATGAACGCGGCCTGCTTCAGGTCATTGCCGATGGAATCAGCCGCCTTGAGCGCCGCGTCACGCAGATCGAGCGCGCCGTTCTTCGCCGTCTCATAGCGCGTGCGCGCCTGCAGTTGCGTCTGCAATGCATCGATCTCGTCGTCGGTCAGGTCGCGGCCGGCCGCCGCGCTCATGGCCTTGATGCAGTCGTCGGCTTCAGCCACGGGAGAGTCCACAGAGTGCGGCCGCGCGCGTCGCGGCGGCCAGGTTGTCGGAGTCCTTCACCGCTGCGTCGAACGGTTCCAGTTCTTTCTGCAATGCCGCGAGCGCGTCATCCGATGCGCCGCCACGCTTGAGCGTGTCGAGCGTGTCCTGAAAGCGGGCGTGCGCATCGTTCATCGCCTGCTCAGCGCCTTCGACGGACGCCGACTTGACGCTTTCCGGAACCTGCGCCATGTGCTCGTCGGCAGCGCGCGACATGACCGAATCAGCGGTCGCCACGTTCTCGGGTGAATTGAAGGCCTGCGCCGCTGCGCGGTCTGCCTCCGGCGACGGTGCGTAAAGCTGGCGGATCGCCGCGGTGAGCGGATCGCCCGCAAGCAACTGTTCGCCGCGCTGCTGGAGCCGGTCCTGATAGCGATCGGGGAATCCGCCGCCGTCGAGCGTCGCGAGATCCTGTGCAGCCTGCGATGCCTGCCGGTTGGTTTCGAGCGCCTGCGTGAGCCGCTCGGCCTGCTGCGTGAGGTCGGCGCGGCGCGAGTTCAGTTCGTCCTGCGCGCGCGCCTCGGCATCCTTGAACTTGAGCTTCTGGCCGTTCTGCAATGCGCGAATGTCGTCTTTCGACGGCACTGGCGGCTGGGCAAGTTCGGCAGTGATCTGATCGAGCTGCGTGCGCATCTGCGCCACCGCGCCCGGCTCAGCCTGATTGCCGGCCTGTGCGGTCAACTCGGAGCGCAGTTGGGGCTCAAGATCGCTGCGCGCCTGAGCGAGCGCCGACGCCATGTCGGTAGGCTGCTGGCGCGTCGCCATCTGATACTGGAAGTTCGGATCGGCGCGGATGATCGGCTCGACCTCGACGTTGCGGCCGTCGAGCAACTGACCGATCGAGGTGGTCGTTGCGGCGATGCGCGTCTCATGCGACACGCTGTTGTTCATCCATGCGGCGCCGAGCGGCGAGATCTGCGCTTCACCGGTTTGCAGCTTGATCGTGATCGGCTGCTGTCCGGCGCGCGCTGTGATGTCGGGTGCCGTCGCCGGGTTATCGGTGAGGGAATTCGGGACGTCGGTCGTGATCGTGGTGTCGAGCTTCTTCGGCGCGCCCGCGACGACGTCTTTCAATGCACCACCGATCGAGTGGAGCCCGGCGCCGAACGCAGTGCCGAACGCGATGTTCTGCAGCGCCGTCGTCATCGTGTAGTCGTCGCCCTGATTCTTCGCGGCCAGATAGTCGAGCGGCTGTGTCAGCGCCGTGCCCACTGCGCCTTCTGCCGCACCGATGCCTGCCCGGATACCGAAGCGCGCCAGACCGCCGCCCGCTTCAGCCAGCAACGCCGTGTATTTCATCGGGCCGATCACCGGCACGAACGACGCGGCCACGTTGATCGGATCGAGCATCGATGTCAGCGCCTGCGCACCGAAGCCGAGCACCGAGCGAGCGCCGGTCGGCGAGGCCGCGATCGCAACCTGCCGCGCGGTCTGCTCGTTCTGGCGCTTCACCAGCGCATCGAGCGTGTCCTGATACATCCCGTCAGCCGGCGCTGCCATCTTCACGCCCGCGGCATCCAGTTGCGGCTGCGCCTGCTCGGGCGACACGCGCATCTGCGAAGGATCGTTGCCGTACAGAGGTACACCTTCCGGCGTGTAGCCGAACACCGTGTTATCCGGCCGCGATCCTTCGAGGTACTGGTAGCGGTCCGCGATGCCCTGCAGCGTGCCAGTGACCTGCGCGCCGAGGTATTCGCCCAGCGGCGTCGGATAGTCCGTGATCGGCTTGAGCGGGGCCGAGTAATCGGCGTCGAGAACGAGGTCGCCCATTACATGATCCCCAGCCGAGTGGTCGACGTGTCGGAGTTCGCGCTGCTGAACGGATTCGGCGTGCTGCCGCTAAACGCGGCCGGTGCCGAATTCGGCGTCGCGCCGGTTTTCTTCGCGGTGAGGTCGGTGAACGATGCGCCGACCGTCTGGCCGTCCTTCGTACGCACGACCGTCTGCGATATCGGATCGAACAGAACGAGCCCCTTGCCATCGGCGCTGGTCACCCACTTGCCGTTTGACTTCAGGTTGCTCACGTACTGGTCGCGCACATCGCTCGCGTTCATCGCAGCGGGCGCCGGCGGCATCACCAGATCCATCGACGGCAGGTTATTCATGACGCCCTGCGCGCCGGTCATCACCGCGTCCTTATCGAACTGTGTGGGGATGCGCGCGGCGCCAGAGACGTTGAACTGCTTGCCGATGACCGCGTCGAAAGCGCGGCTCGCGGCGTCGGCCGGGCTCGCACCCTGGCGCATGTACGTCAGGGAGAGCCGGTCGGCCGCGTCGTAGAGCGCGGAGAACGTCTGTGCGCCGCCGGTGGTGTATGCCATCGTGCCGGCAAAAGGTGCCGTCTTGGCCTGCAGCGCCTGCGATGCGGCAGTGATGTTCGCCGGCAGGAGACCGTCTTTCAGGTCTTCGATCTTGACCTGCGATGCCTGCATGATCTGCTGGCGCGTCGAGGTGTCGATCGAGTTGCCGAGGTAGCCGATGACCTTGGCCACCGGCGGGATGTTCTTCAACTGGCCGAACACGTTGCCCCACTGCGGACCCCACAGCGCGGCCTGCTGCTGGATCACCTGATCGGCGTTCGCGCCGTTGTTTTCCTTGATCTGATCCTCGATCGTCTGCGCCTGCATCTTCGTCAGGATCTGCGGCTTCGGGATGCCGATGCGTTGCTGTTCGGCCATCGAGGTCTGCGCATAGAGTTGCGCGGTCTGCGGCGTCGGGTTCGCGGCGAATGCCTGCTGCGCCGCTTTCACACTGGTGGCGTTCTGCGCGACGTACGCCGACGGATCGGCGTTGCGCTGTTCCATGACGTGCGCGGCCGCGCTGGTGAGAATCTGCTGATCGTGCTGGGCCTGCGCGTAGCCCGGCCCGGCGACCGGCTCGCGCGCCTGCACAAGGCCCGTAATCTGATCGCTCGGCATGCCCTTGAGCGTCGACACGTCGCGCGCGAGCTGCTGTCCGTCGAGATACTGCGTGTAGCGCTGCGCGGCTTCCTCGGGCGGGAAAGCCTTCAGCAGCACAGGCAGTGTCAGCGGCGTGGGATCGGAAATGCCATTAGCCGCGGCGGCCTGCCGGTCGGCGAGGCCCGCTTCGATCCGGCCGCGCCACATCGCCATGTCCTGACTCTGCTGCGTCTTCGCCTGGTTGAAAACCTGAACGCGCGACTGATATGGCAGGTTCGAGAGCAGCGGGTTATCGGCGCTGGCCGGTGCGGACTGGCCGAGTTGATAGGCTTCATCCGAACGCTTCTGCCATGCGGGCAGATAGCCCTGCTGCTTTTCCGGCGGGATGTTCGCGTAGTACTGCTTCGCCAGATCGTTGAACTTGGCCGGGTCGCCATTCGCCTGCTGAAGCAGGTTGTTCGCCGCGCCCGCACCGGCTTGGATCGCGAAGTTATAGGCGACCGGCTGCATCGCAGGCGACAGCGCGTCGCCGTGAATGGCATCCCAATAGCGCGTCTTGCGGATCTGCGCAGCCTGCTCAGGCGTCAGGTTTTTGACGTCGACATCAGGATTGGCAGCCTGATTGATACCGAAGTTCGTCGGCGTCTTGTTGGTGTCGCTCGGCAGGAGTCCGCCTTCTTTCTGTGCGACGAACGCATCAGCGCCAGCGAAGCCGCCCGGATTCTGGCCGCCGCCGGCTGCCGTCGCAGCGGAGCCCGGCTGACCGACAATCGCCGCCGGATTGGTCTGCGCAACCGAGGTGGCCGCCGCGAGATTCACGGCCTGCGTCGCCTTGCGCTTCATCTCGTCTTTCCACGCGCCCGGCATGTCCATCGCGTCAAGCGGCGCCAGCACGGTCTGCAATGCCTGATCGCGCTGCGCCGGATCATTGAATGCAATCTGCGTGGCGCTGTCCGTGGCCTGCGTGATCTGTTCCTCACGCCACTTGATGTGCTGCTGACCCTGAAACGCGATCGCCTGACCGCCGAGTTGTGTGCGGATCGTGTCGAGGTGCTGGTTCAGGAAGCGGCGCGATTCATCGTTCGGCGCGGCGGCCAGTTGCTCGGTCTTGTACTGATCGAAGTCAGAGAGAAAATTCTTGGTGAAGTCAGGCGCACCAGAAGCGGAGTTCTGCTGCAATTCCTGCATCTTCTGCTGCCACGTGAGCGTCGCATTGGATGCGGCGTTCGCTGACCATGCGGCGGCGTCCTGCGTCTTCTGCCGCTCCTGCAGGAACTGGTACTTGTCGATGGCACCGCCGACGGCCTGCGCGGCGCCCGCAAACTGCTGGGCAAGCTGCGCGTTCGCCGTCGGCAGTTGCGGCGCCTGCTGCATGACATCATTCGCGCCGCTCGGCGTGTTGACGGTGGGCTGAAGAAGCGCAACGCGCACCATTAGAGGCTCCCCGTCGTGAAGTTATAGGTATTGGTGCCGGTGCCTGGCGTGCCGCTCAGGTTCGTCGTCCCCTTGATACCGCGGCCGTATGAACCCGCGTAGCTGGTCAATGCCGCTGTAGCAGCACCGCTGTAGCGAGTTGCGGCAATCTGCGCCGACTGCGCGCCTGCGGCGGCTGCGCCCGCGCGATAGTTGTATGCGCTCTGCAGATAGTCGCTGCCTCGCAGTTCGCCGGAATAACGCACGTTCAGTGCGTCGATCTCGGCGTTGGTGGCCGACTGCCGCGCGACGTCGAAGTTGGAACCGGACGACAGCGAGCCCGTGCCAGAGTCGGCCATTGCCGCGCGCTGCCGACCGAGATACTGCTGCGACTGATCGCGCTGCGCGGTCTCCTGAGCCGATGCCTGGGCCTCGACGGCCTGCATGTTGGCGATCGACTGCGAGGCGTTTGCGTTCGCGGTAGCCTGATCCTGATCAGCCTGCGCGCCTGCCTGCTGCGATTGCGACATGTAGGACAGCGCCGCAACACCGGCCACGCCAACGGCAATCCAACTCATAGCGCCCCCGCAATCTGTTTCGTGAATTCGGATGGCGGAGTGATCAACGCGGCCTCGAGCTTTTCAAGGTCGGTCTCGTCGGTGCCGTGCACGGTCGTCCAGACCGTATCCTCGTGCGCAAAGCCCACGCGCTTCATACCAGCCCTGGCCGGGATGATCGCGGGCGCCTTGATGCGCTGGATGCCGTTCTCGGTCAGCACCGAGATATCGCCCTGCGACACGATGTTCAGATGATCGGTGGCGTGCATCTTGCCGGTGAGCAGCGAGCCCTTCGGGATGCGGATCGTGCGCATGTAGACGCCCGGTGCGAAGTCGTGCAGTGTCTCGAACTCGGCCTGCGGCATCGCGCGCATCTCGTTTTCGAGTCGCATGATTTTCGAGAGCATGTCGGTCTCGTCGTACGCTTCGATCACTGCAAACGGACGAGCCGCGGGCACCGGCAAGGCGTTGCGCACGCGCGCGAACAGGAATGCATCGTTGCCGTTCGGGAGATACGCGGCCGGCCTGCCCTCGACCTTGAATCCCAGCATGAACATCCACTTGACGCCCTCGCCGAACTCCACGTCGACGTGCGCCTGAAGCCGGTTCGTGTCGACGGAATTGATCATGCTCAAGGTGGCGCGGTAGACGTAGGTCATGCGCGTGCCGATATTCCGCGCGAACACTGACCACACCTCGGCGTTGCCCTGCCAGATCAGCGCCTGACCCATGCAGGCGATCGGCGTCTCGCCGTCCCACACGGTTTGAGAGACGCCCCCGGCGAGCGCTTCGGCGTAGCCGGTGCCGACGGTATCGCGCATCCAGGCCTGACGCGGCTGGATGTCCATCAGCAGGAAGTGCTCGGGCTTGAATTCTGTGACGTGCATGTCAGCGGTCCTGGGTGACGGGCTGCGGCATGATCGCCACAAGGGTGACGGGCAGCGGCTGATCGTTGCGGTACTCGACGACGCCGTCCATGTCGTAGCCTTCGGGCCAGTCGAGAATGTCGGTGTCGCCGGTCAGCAGAGGCGGAGCGACGTCCATATCGTCGTTGCCGCTGCGGGTGAGCAGATCGTCGTACGGGCCGTCCTCGGGGCCGTACTGACCGCCGAGCGAGTTGTAGAAGCGGAACACCACCTTGGTGATGCGCTTCGTCTTGCCCTGCGCGGTGCCATCGGCCGCGCCGGCGTCGATGCGCTCGGTCACCAGACGGCAACCGCACTTCAGGCCGACATTGACCACGGAGCCGGGCTGCTGCAGCGTGATAGCGCCATCGGTGACGGTGCGATCGGGATGCGCCGCGCCATCGGTGAGGATCTGGACGGTCTCGCCTTCGAGGTGATTCAGGCCCGAGATTGTCGTTGCCGGTGAGCCGTTGTAGGTCAGGCCGGCATCGACATAGAAGGCAGAGGCCTGCGTGTCTCCCGCGCGGAACGGACGCTCCATGAACTCGACGTAGCGCTTCGTGACGCCGTTGATCGTGCGGCGAACGATCAACCACAGCTCGGAACGGTCAAGCGTCGGCGCGGGCAGGACGAGGATGGATTCGACGACCACGCCATTACCGCCGATCGGCACCTGTGCCCATGCAAACACGTCCTGCTTGGGGTTGTAAGTGAAGGCGAGCAGCATGCCGTCGCCGCGCAGCGCCCAGATGATCGAATCGGTTTCCTTCTGGAATGCAGTCTGGATGATGCCGCCCACCATCAGGTGCTCGGCGGGCACCGACTTGTCGTCCGAATCGAAGTTGTTCGACTGGATGTTGAACTGCATCTCCATCAATTGCCGGCCGCCCTTCTGGATGTACACGACCGCGTTGCCGGCAGAGATCGCCTCGATCGAGCGCGAACCATAGCCTGACTGTTTCGAGATCTTGATGTTGTCCGGGCCAAACACGTCATTGACGGTCTGCTCGCCGCATACGAACTCACCACCGACACCACCGATGAGCAGTTCATCGCCCGACGACAGCCACGACAGCGCGTTGAATTCCTGATCGGCCGCGACCGTGGCACTGATCGCCATGTCTGCCGTGACGTTACCGAAGTCGGTGTTCTGGAAATTCTCGAAGTCGGCGGAGACAGAGAAGTTGATCGCCTGATCGCTCGATCGCGCAGCGACGAGCCGGTTACGGAAGAAGGTAACGAGATCGGGCCAACCCTTCGGAGTTGACCAGCGCGAAAGAGCCCAGCGCCACGTGCCAAGTGCAGGATCGGTGTTGACGTAGTCCTGCGGGATATCCCAGTTGGACTGGATGAAGACCGTCGCGTGGCGCGCGTCGGACACGGCGGTGATCTTGAACACCGCAAAGCCTGGATGCTTGAACGCCCATTGCACACCAGCCTGAGAGGCGAAGTCGGCAATCTGGTTACCGTCGCCGTCCCACGCAACTCCAGAGGTATGTACAAGCGTCTGTGTGCCAGTCCAGATGGGCAAACCGCCAGCAGGGGCTGTGGCTGTCGTCACGCACTCGTAGACACGCTGGTCAACGCGCCGCAGGATGCCGAGCGGACTCTGTCCCGGATCGGCAATATCCTTGCCCGGTTGCCACGGTGGCACCGCAGAGAAGTCGCGGCTTTCGAGATAGAGGAGCGACCCGACCATGTCGGCCGTGAATACGTCAAGATTTGCGATCGCCTGACTGGAACCGAGGTCAAGGCAGATGCGTGCGGACTGATCGATGTTCTGGTCATCGAACGGGCCGGCCTTGAAATCGACCGGCGCAATGGTCCAGTTCAGCGCACCTAGGCGCGACAGCTTCTGCGGCGGATACTTCGCGTGGAAGATGTAGATCACGTCTGCCGACTGCGCATAGCGCAGTGCGAGCGTGCCATCCTCACCGACCAGATCGGCCGCGAGATACGGCGAGGCGATCTCGTACGGCGAGGCACCGCTGATGACCTGTCCGTGATTCGTGTAGAAGCGGATGTACTGGTCGCCGAACTCCAGTGCATAGGCCTGCGACACACTGAACTGGAACTTGACGAGCCATGAGCGTTTGCTCGAGTCTTTCGTCTCTGCCACGAACCGGGTACCGCCGCGGCGAACTGCCGGCCCCTGGATCGACGGGATAAAGTTGATCATCTTGCGAAGCCCTTTCGGGTACTTCGCATAGTCGGTGCGCCCTTCAATCAGCGGAGAATATTCGCCGCCGTTGAAGGATGAGAGGATCGGAGAGGCCTTGGGCATCAGATCCTCGCCAGAATCCACTCGCTTTCGGCAAGCGGCTCAGGTGGTCGCTCGATGGCGTTCGCGCGGATCGCTGTCCTGATGGCGTCGCCGTACTCCGTCGAGATCTGCTGGAACTTCGTGCTGCTCTGCGTCAGGTCTTCGCACGCTTCCATCGCCAGTTTGCAGGCGAGCGACTCGTCGAATGTTGCGTCGAACAGATTCGGATCGGTGATGTCCTTCGCGTAGCGGATATTCAGCGGCGCGCCGAGATAGCTGAGGATCTTGCCGCCCTCGACGCTGTAGACGTTGTCGACGAACGTGTTGACGCCCGAGAAGCCGGTCCACATGTTGCCCCACCAGAGGTAATACCGGTCGATCTGGTCGAGACGCAGGCTATCTGCAGGGATCTGGAACTGACGCGGCGGCCCCCAAACCGGCACTTCAACCATGGCTGGAAGCGCCGCGCGCGTGATTGAAAACGACCAGCGGTGCGCACGGATCTCGCTGCGGCGCACCGAGTCGTAGTTCGCGTTCATGACGCGCGCGGCCTTGGTGTTGTCGTCGAGCGATGTGATGCGATTGCTGCCCAGCTTCGTCAGCGCGCGGTTACAGATGCCGATAATGGAGGCCATGTCAGGCGTAGAACGAGACGTTGAGGATCGTGCCGGCCGTGGCCGCAATGAAGCGGACCGCGGTCAGATCACCGTCGTATTCGAACGTCGTGCCGACCGGAATCAGCATGCCGACGGTCGCGGTGGGCGCGACTCCGTCGTCACGCCAGCGCACGGCCTGCGCTTCCACGTTGATCTGCGCGATGCGCGAGCCAACCGGCGGTGTGAGCGCGGTAGATGCCGCGAGGGTCGCAGCAGAGATCTGCTGGTAACCCTTCGGCGTCAGCGACGCATTCACCGTGGGCGTGGCATTGCCGGACGTTGCGGCACCGCCAGCAGCACCGCTGCCCAGCAAAGCAACGATCGGAACGATCGAGCCATCTGCGTTGAGGATTTTGTCCGGCATGTCGTGCTCCTTATGCCGGCGGCCAGTTGCCGCGCTCGATGTGCTCGATCAGCTTCTGCAGACCTTCGAGCACTTCCTGACGCTTTAGCGGCACGGTCGAGCCGACCATCACGTTGCCGAGATCGATCGTGAGTTCAATCGGGCCGGTCACGGTCGCCGAGCCAACCGCTTCGGTAATCGCGTAAGCAGCCTGATTCGGGGTGTAGCTATAGAGGCGGGTCGCCATGTTCGTTTGCTCCTGTAGATGTGAAAAAGCCCCGACCGAAGCCGGGGCTCAAGAGCGGGCGATCAGCCCGGACCCGATTGCACGTAGTCGCACTTGAGCGCTGCGTTGCCGCCGGCCGTAGTCGCGGCAGTGAGCGTCAATGCGACGTCGTAATCGATGCCCGGATCGGACGACAGGCCCAGCGCTTCCCACAGGCGCAGCGTGATGCTGCCGGCCTTGAGGATGTTGCCGTGCGCGACCTGGATGCCTTGCGTCGCCGTGGCGATGGTTTGCGCCGGCGTAAAGAAGTCGGCATCCACCACCGCACCACCGCGTGCGGCCGTCTGGTACAGACCGATGTCGGCTGCGCCGCTGGTGATTGCATCGCACACGAGCTGCAGGCTGTTGATGCGGCAACCCGACTTGATGCGGACCATGCGATAGACCGAGCCGATCGAATCGCCGTTAGCCAGCGCGACGCTGCCAACCGAGCCCAGGATTTCGCCTTCCGCAACCTTCGCGGAATTGCGCACAATCGGCTTTGCGTCCGCGTTCGCGACCGGGGCCGAAGAAACAGTTACGACTGCCATGGTGTTTTCTCCTTAACCGATTACGATTCGACGCACGGGATTTCGATCACGCGCTTCTCTTCGATGCGGGTCGAGTCCATCGTCATATACGTGTAGATCTGCCAGGGCATGCCCTTCAGATCCTTACGCTGGGAAATGTCCACGCGGGTCTGATCGGCCCACACGGCGAGATGCACGCCAGACTTGACGTACAGCGGCACACGGCGCTGGCTCGAACCGTTGACGGGCAGACGTTCCGAATGCAGAAAGTTGATGCCCATGTAGTTCATGATCCGGCCTTCCTGCACGACCGCACCGAGCGCCTTGTAGTCACCGTTGATGACCTGAATCTCGTTCATCAGGTCGGTGTTCTGCTTGGCGGAGATCGGGCAATAGACCGGATCGTTGTCGAGGTCCACTTCGGCAGAGATCAGCAGTTCCATCGCCTTCTTCAGCTTGGCGACGTTAAGGCCAGTTGCAGCGGCTGCGCCGAGCGATGCGCTCACCTGCTGGGCTGCCGGGAAGTTGACCGAGGTCGCACCAGCCACGCCGGTTTTGTTCACGCCGAAGATGCCGCCGATGATGATGTCGTCGATCTTGCGGCCCATGCCGGCCATCACAGCCTGCACATAGGTGCTGGTCGGATCGCTGACGAGGCGCAGCTTGTCGAACGTGTCGACGAAGACCGGCAGATCGAAGTCTTGCGGGAAGACCCAGCGGCGATCGTTCGGAACGTCTTTGCCTTGGATCGGCTGGTAGCGGCCGGTGACGGAGTCAGCTTCAACCGCGCCGATCTGATCGACAGCCGCGGATGCATTGCCGAAATAGTCGGACGCTTCGGTGACGGATTGGCGCAGACGCGAGCCGCGTTGCTGAAGCAGCAGTTGCAGGTTGCCCTTGAACTGCTGCGCGTACAGATTGACAAGAGTGTCGGACATTTGGATGCCCTCCGAAAAAGTTAGGAAATCGACTTTTCGAAGGGCGTGCCCGTAATACGGAACCCAACATACAGCGATGTGGCTCGCTGCTTGCCGCCGTGCTGTTCCGACTGTCAGGCGGACGCTTTCGCGGTCCCCGCCCGAGGTTTCTTCTCTGGCTGTTGTGTAGCCGTTGAATCTACCGATGGACCGGATGATAGGACGAACTTACTGAGTTTACAAGCGCGCGCAGTAATTTCATCTTCACTCTTGTCGTGCCGATAGCACAGCTTCAGCAGTTCGAGGTTCAGTTCATCGTTGCTCATTGCTTCGCTCCCGCCATCGCCGCGTTGAGTTTGTTCACGCGCGCGACGGCGTCGGTATCGCCCGACATCCATTTCTTCATGAACGCCTGATCCTTCGAGAGCGCGGCGTATTCGAGACGCGCGGCCTCAGGCGACGGCGCACCACCAGACGGACCGCCTTCGATGAACGGCGACTCCGCGGAGCTCGCACCGATCTTGCCCATCAGTTCGAGCATGCTGCGCGTGCCGAGTGCGCCTTCGAGCTTGTCGAGCGTCGGCTGATCGAGTCCGAGCGTGCGCACCGCGCGCCGACCATGCTCGAGCAGCGCGTCGTACTTCAGGCCCGGATTGTCTTTCTTCAGCGATTCCATGTCGGCGGCTGCTGCGGCATCACGCTGCGCGTTGGTCGTCTCGACGGTCGCCTGCTGCTGGGCAGAGATGAAGCCCATGACGCCCTCGAACTGCTTGGACGTGATGCCGAGCTTGTGCGCCTCGGTGGCAAAGCCCTTGACCAATGCGTCTTCCTTCAACGCATCCGGCACCGGGTAGTTCTCCGGCGCACCCGGGCGGCCGAGCTTCTCGAAGAAGGCGGCCTGTTCTTCCGGCGTCGCGGTGTCGCCCGGAATCATGACGGCGTTCGCTTTGGTGCCGAGCAGCTTCTCAAGATTCTGGAAAGACTTCACCGTGTCTTCCGGAGACTTCCATCCACGAATCTCAGCGAAGCCGCGTGCCTCCGCATCCTCGAATCCCTTGTACCATGGCTCGCCACCGGCAGGAGTTGCCGACGGTGCGGGCGAAGGTGCCGGGCTCGGTGCAGGTGCGCCAGATGCCGGTGCGGGTGACGGAGCCGGCGCCGGTGCGGGAGCCGGGGAAGGTGCTGCAGAAAGCGCTGCTGCGCCGGTGACGTCGCTCATGATTGATCATCCTCTTGGTGTGGTTCGGTCAGGTTTCGAATAGTCGCGTCGTCGAGGTGCAGAAACCCCACGAGACGCATGTAGACCTCGCGGCGACCTTCCGCAAAGGCCATCGCAAGCGGGTCCATCGCCTGCGTTGTCGGTGAAATCTTGGCCGTCGTGCGCTCGACGTAGCAGAACCGTTTCAGGTCTGCCAGCACGATCGCGGCGTCGGCGTCGGGCTTGCCGTCGTCGCCGAGAAACGTGCGCTGATAGGCCGTCGAGCGCGAGAGCAGCCGCTTCAGGTGGGCGCGCATGCATCAGCCTCCGACCGTCGGCGCCGGCGTTGACGCCGCCTGGTTGGCCTTCGCGATGTTCAGCACCGACTGCGACAGCGCCGGGGCGGCGGCGACTGCTGCCTGAGCCTGTTGCGCCGTGGCTTCCTGCGCATTGATCGCGTCCATCTCCTCATCGGTGTAGAGCAGCTTCGACGGCATGCCATTGATCTCGGCGAGCACGACCGGGATCTCGTCGAAGTTGAACCGCTTGAGCACCTTCTGATCGATCTGTGCGAACGGCAACACGGCGTTCAGCGTGTTCATGATTGCCACGCCCTCACCCGAGCGCTGCGCGCGCACGAGCGGCGACGTGTACTCGATGTCCATGTCGACCTCATGCAGCGGCGCGGGCGGCGGCGGCAACTGACCGGCATGCGTCAGAATGTCCAGCTCGCGCGAGATCAGCGGCCCGAGGAATTCCGACTGCTGGCGACCCATCACCGGCGCGAGCAATGCGCCCTTCTCCTGCGCGCGCAGCATCGCCTCGGTCGCGGTCATTTGCGGGTTTTGCACGAGGATCTGGAACAGCGTCAGGTAGAAGATGTCGTTGATCGACTTGCGCTTCTGTTCGGACATATCGAACGACAGCGGCAGGTTCGCGCCAGTCTGCAGCGGGATCACAGTCGGGCGGCCATTGCTATCGACACCGCCATAGTTGAGCGCGTTCGGCCGCACGCTGAACGCCTGGAGCGCGCCATCCTCGGACAGCAGCAGCGGCGGATCGACGGCGCGGTGGCCGGCGCGGATGGTCGTTTTCTCCATCTCATTGAGCATGCGGATGTCAGCGAGCGCGGTCATCGCAGGCGAGCGGCCGTAGATCTCCTTCGGCGATGTGACGTTGCGCGACACCGCATAGGGCATCGTGCGATAGCCGCCGGCCATGACGATCTTGCGGCCCTCGCACGCGACGTAGTACGAGCAGAACGCCATGCCCTTCGCATCCTTGTCGCCGTCGTCGTTCGGCTTCACCGCGTGGATGAACTCGAACGTGCGTTCCGGCTCCTTCTCAGCGACGCGCGCGATGCTGTCGGGCAGCATGTCGATGCCGAACTTCTGCACCGCCTGCCGCGCGGTGAGCGTGAACTTGCGATGCACCTTGTCGATCAGCCCGACGTGGTTCTCGGCGATGCAGATCTCGGACAGGTGGATCGACTTGTAGCGCAGGTGCTTGCCGACGACCTCGTCAACGAGCATGGCCTGCGTGCCGAACGCCATCAGCGACATGTACGACTCGCTCGCCTGGCTGGCGAAGTTGGCGTACGGTGAGTAGCGCGCCTTGAACATGATGTCGACCACCTGCTCGAGCCACCGATCCCACTTCGGATCTTCAGCAAGCGACGGATCGGACAGCGACAGACCGTGCCAGCGCTGCGTGCGCGGCGTGATCTCCGACTCCATCGCAGCCGCGGCACGCTCGCACGCGCTGGCAGCGGTCGAGTCGAACATGTGCTCGGTGCGCTTCTGGCCTTCAGTCTGGTCCTGACGGTTGAAGTAGTCGGAACGCGGCAGAACCTGCTGCGCGATCTGCGACCAGTGCCAGTTCCAGTTGGCCTTGGTCGAGTCCATTGCTTCCTGATCCCGAAAGATCTCGCCTACGCGGTCATCCATGATTCACCTCTTCATTGTCGGCATGGGCAAAGACGATCGGATACAGCGCCATACCTTTGTCGTCCTCGCGAAGAATGAACACGCCGTTCTCGGTCGCTACGACTACCTCGCCATTCCAAGTGGTCATTGCGACGACTTTGCCAGCCCCGGCGGGAATCGTTGTGCCATAGCGCCACCTGAGTTCACCCATTTTTCTTTCTCCGTGCGCGCTCGCGGCGCATTGCCTTCGACGGCCACACCTTGCACAGCCAGATCACGAGGATCGTGAACAGCACACCGGCTAGAAGGCGTCCGAATTCCGAGACTGAGTCGTCGACCATCATTGCCCCAAGAGAACCTTCGTGCCGGTCGGCGTATTGTTCACTCCGCTCGGACCCGTCAGCAGGTTGGCCGCTCGACCCTGACGCGTGCGCAACTCATCCATCTGCGCCTGCACGTTGGCGCCCTGATCGGTCGTCGTGGCACTCGGCGGCGGCGGAGTGATGACCGTCTGTGCGGTCTGCGGTGACGGCTTGTTAAGGCCGAGCGCGCCTTCAACGAGGCCGCGTGCCGGGTTCAATGGCCCCTTGAGCGGGCCGAGAAAGATGGGGGCGAGTGCTTCGCTCATGGTGGTTCTCCTCACGAAAAGATTGAGTAATCGCTGATTGCTGTGGCCTGTCTCGACCGGTTGGTGCTGCGCTGCGTGAGAAGCCGCGCTTCGCCACCGTCGACCATCAGGTATTGCAGCGCGTCGTGCACGTGGCTGTATTTGTTCTTCGTCGGCACGTCGCGATAGCGCTCGTCGCCGCTCACCTGAAGCCGCTGGTATGCGTAGCCGCCGCCGAAGCCCTTGCGGATAACGACGCACTGCGGATGCACGATCAGGCCAGGTTGACCGTCGACGAGGCGACGCAGCGGCGCGGAGACGGATTCAATGCGCTTGATCGGGTCATTGGTGGGTGCTGGGTGCGCGTCAATGTCGGCGGCCTTGAGGATCTGCAACGGCGTGCGCTCGTCGGTCTGTGCTCGACCATCACCGGCCGGATCACAGGCGATCGAGGCGATCGGTATGTTGGGGTAGCGCTCGGCCACGAATAGCTTGAACAGTTCGGCGAAGCGCACTGCGCCCATGTCTTCGGTCACCAGCTCGCTGTGCACGCGCCACTGGCCCATGGGCGAGCGCTGCCCGAACGCTGCGGCCGGTGTCAGTCCGAAGTCGATGCCGACGTGCAGAGGCCAGCCGCGCACCAGGTCGAATTCACGGCAGTGCAGCCCATCGACGTAATCGGTGTAGACGGGCTTGCCGTCCTTCACAAAGCCGTATTCGTTGTCTACGTAGACCTTGATCCAGTCCGGGTCTTTGCCTGCGACCATGCGCTCGTAGTAACCGCTCGGGAGATTCTCTCTATTCTCAGCAAGCTCGCTGCGCCCGCCAGGCTGGGCGAAGAACTCGAAGCCTTCGGGCTTCTCTTCCTCGGCGAGCCGATACCACCAGTGATCGGAGTCGGGCGAGTTGGTGTCGAGGATGACGCCGAACCAGCTTGCTCCGCCATCCATAGCACTTGGGTAACGACCAACCCGACCGGTGAGAGCATCGAGAACAGCCTTAGGAACCTCGCGGGCTTCATTGATCCAGCCTCCTGTGACTTCGAGCGAGAGCAGCTTTTTGATGTCGTCAGGGCGATCGAGCGCGATGAACATCACTTCGAGCTGCAGATCGCCTTCGTCGATGAAGTGCGTTGGCGGCCCATCCGATTGCCAGCGGCCAATGCTCGGCGGCACGAACTGGTGCCACGACTTGATCGTCGTCGTCTTGAGTTCGCCGTACGTGTTGCGGATCACGACCCAGCGCGATTTACGCTTGCCATTCGGTGACGGCCGCTGCTCTTTCGCGCGGCGCAGGATCTCGAAGATGCACGCCGTGGACTTGCCAGAGCCGAGCGGACCGCGAATACCACGAACAAACGCCTCGGACTTCATGAAAGCCGAGGCGACGGGTCCGGGCGGGTGGTAGGCGAACTTGCTCATTTGGTCTCCGTGCTGATCGACACCTGAAAGACGCCGCCATCTGCACCGGATAGCTCGACGCCCTGCTTCGCTTTTCCATACCCACGGTCGAGGATTTCGCGCGTCGCCGCGATCACCGCAACCTCGTTCTTCGAAGTCTTGATGATGCGAACAAGGCGGCCGATCGCCTCCGCGCCGTGCTCCTGAGCAAGCGCTTTGACGTCGGCCGTTGCCTTGTTCACCGACCCTTTCTGACGACCGCCGGTTTTCGGCAGTCCTTTGGGACGAGGCATCATTCCACCTATCTAAGAATTTCTAAAATAGGATTCTTCAATCCTCGTGCACAAGTCGTTCAATCGCATCGAGCGCGGCCATGACGTTCCGCACCACATCCGACTCAAGCGACGCCAGATGCGAGCGAGCGACAGCGAGGTGTGCCATCAAGCGCGCCTGCTCGACCTGCACGAAGCTCGGATCGCTGGTGTCGACGATCTCGCGGGTCTGGCCGTCAGCACCAGAGCCAGCGGAGGCGCCAGGCGTCAAAACGTTTCCCGCGTCACCAGTAGCAGGCGCCAGTGCAGATTCCGCAGCAATCGCACTGGCGGGTTCGTTTCCCGCGTCACTTCCGGTACCGGTCAACTGGCCTGCCGCGGTGGCGTCCCCGGACAATGCAGGCGCTGCAGACGATTCCGTGGCGCTTCCTGACGAGGAGTCCGCAGGTAACGCAGCGCCTTCCCCCGATGTGGCTTCGCCAGCCTCCTGTGCCTGCTGTTGCTGCTCGTCGTTCGTTTGGTTCTCGTCCATGGTGTTTCTCCTTCGTAGTGAAAATGCGGGGAAATACACCCGTTTTCAGGGCCTATTTCCTCCGGTCTTTATTGCGCTAAAAAGCGGCCTATTTCGGCCTTGACTTACTTCACAAAACGCCCGATGCCTGCGAGGAACGCAGCCAGAGCGAGCACGATGAATTCGGGTGGGATGGTCATACGGTCTCCGTTTGTTGTTCGCGCCAGGCGGCGTACGGTTTGCGAATGAAGCGGTGAAAAAGGATCTCGGCGCCGGGATCGCGCTGCAGCTCTCTGCGGCTCTCGATGCCACACGCGGCACGGATGAACGCCGCGGCCTCGTCGACGGTCGGCTCGCGCGGCGGCACCATGTACTGCGAGACGAAGGCGCGGAATTGAGGATCGCGGGGCAGCATGCCGGCGAGTTGGATGACGGAGGCCATTACGCGAACCTCGACTTGCCAAAACGCGCGATCAGCAATGCCTCGGCGCGGTTGTGGTGCTTTTCAAGCGGGATCACATCGCGGCCGTAGAAGTGCCGCGCGTGGGCCAGCGCCTGTTTTTTTCCGTCAGGCAAGCCAAGGCCTTTCTCAGGTTCCTTGATGCCGTAGGCCCGCTTCCAGGTGACGGGCGCGACGCGGCGCACATCGAGGCCTTGAAGACGAAGCACCGCCATCACCGATGCCTTGGTCGCGGCCAGCGAGAGTTTTGCCTGCTCGCCAACGAGAGAGCCGACGCTGCTCGCATGCTCCATGACGCACAGCGCCGTCTCGTCGGCCGGGATGATCGAGCGCAGCAGCGTGTAGAGCGCGCGCACGTCGATCTCGGTTTTGATCGTCGCCTTCGGGCCCGCTTCGGGGATGGGCATAACCGGCAAGTCGTGCACAGCGACAGCGTTGCCGTGGTGATCGAGCACCGCGAAGGCGCCGGTCAAGCCAGGGTCGATTCCTATGATCAGCATGTGACACCTCCTAGACCGGTCGGGCAATTGCTACGCGAGCAGCAGTAGCCCATGACCGTCCGCAACTCCAATCCGCATTCACCGCAGACCGATACGACGCGGTTGTTGTCGAAAGGGGAAATTCCTATCGGAATAATCTTCGGAATTAGCGGAACACCAAGGCGTCGTGCTTTTTCCTCTGGCGTTTCTACGCGCGCGGGTGTGGTGGTGGTCATGGCGTCTCCCAAAGCGGCTTGTTCGCAGCGCGATAAGCCCGCACGATTTCGTCACGGATGGTTTGATATTCGGACCGCAGTTCCGGGTCGGCGCAGTTCTCAACGGCCTTGCGGCCCGCCGTCGAAGTGATCGCATCCGACGCACACCGGATCGCTTCATGGCTCAGCCCTTTGCCGCTCGCCGTCTCGCCGCGCATGAGCAGCTTGAACGCCCATTCCGCGGTGATCTCGCGCGGCTGCATGAGCGGCGCCATGATCGCGCGCATCTTCGCCATGTTCTCGGCCACTACGTTCGGATCAGCCCGCGTCTGGTCCGTCAGCGCCTCGGCACGCGGCATTTCGTGCAGTCGCATCTGCTTGCACAGGCCGTAGAACTCGGGCAGTGACGGCGAGTACTTGAGCGTGATGAGCGAGTCGACGCCAGCCTTCAGCTCCGCGCTCGACAGCTTGCGCAGCCCTTTACCCCACTCCTGCATGACGCCTTCGAGGTCCACGTCGCGCCACTTGTCGAGGAACGAGTTGCCCCACATGCGCGTCATTTTTTCGAACAGCGCGTTGACCCAATGACGGGGCGCGGCGTCTTGCGGCCACAGGTCAGCCGAGGAGTTTGACGTGCCCATTGATCACCTCTGCGGGTTGGACTTCGGGTTGCGGAGCGGCGGTTTTGCCGGTGAGGACCTGATACGCGCGCTGGCGGGACTCGTCGCGGGCGTTGGTGAATCCGGGGCGTGCAGCGACACCAGCAGGACGCGGGGCAGCGGCATCGCGCGTCCAGCGTTCAGCGATGGCCAGCACGAACCCGGCTTTGATGCGGCCAGTCGGATCAGACGACTTCGCTTCAGCGCATGCGGCTTCGACGGTTTCGACGGTGATTCCGGCTTCAGCGGCGGCAATGACGCGCGGGTCACCGGGTTGTGCATCGACGGAATGCTTACGCATCGCAGCGGATAGTTCGGACGGACGGACAGTCGCGGGGGGTGTACCACCTACGTCCGTCTTTACTCCATTCCTTTCCTTTCCATTCCCTTCCTTTCCCTTCCTACTCCCTTCCTCTCCCTTCCCTTCCGTCAATGAGGACTCAGTGAGGGGTGTAGGACTACTACCGGAATCAGGTACAGGAAGCCCAGTTTTTGACGGGCGATTAATCACCTGATGCGCCTTGAAACCCTTGATGTGTATGAACTTCTCTCCATTCACTTCGTACTCACGGAACAATCCGTGAGTCATCAGTGACTGAATCAGCGGTTCACAGTCAATTGCATCCGCCGGGAAGATCTGCATCTTCAGTTTTCGGGCCGATCGCTGCAGGTTTCCGTTGTCGTCCGCGAAGTTCCATGAGCCGATGAAGAACAGGCGAGCTTCGAACGAAAGCTCGACGATCTTCTCGTCGGTCCAGAAATCGGGTTTGATTGTGCGGATGCGGGCCATGGTTACTTCTCCGCCATGCCTTCGATGCGGCCGATCAATCCGAACAGCGTGCGGATGTGATCCCACGCGCGATCGCGCACGCGTTTCACCTCGTGCTGCTCGACGCGGCCATCGGCAAACGTCTCATTGACTTCGCGGCCGATCGCGCCATGCGTGTCCCATGTCTTCGCCATCAGCTCGATCACGTCCGCGTCGGCGCAGTTTTCCGCCTCAGGCACTTCGAGACAGACGAGGCCCAGCTCGCGCGCGAACGCCTGAACGATGCGTTGATCACCGGTGATGACAGAGATGCGAACCGCTTCAGCGAGCGTCAGATGGTTGATGCTCTGGTTCGGATTGACCTTGTTGCGCAGGAGCGCGGCAGACAGACCAACGCGCGGGCCGAGTGACTCGGTACCGCCCGGGTATTCATGCGCAACTGCGTAGGCTGCGTCAGTGATATTCACGGATGCTCCATGTGAATGTTGTGCAGTGCGCAACTAGAGGTTGTAATGCGTCTCACAGTCGCGGTCTGCGGGGAATCAGGCGGCGGCTGGTTGTTCTGCCTGCATAAAAAAACCAGCTGGCAACGCTTTACCGAGTCGAATCGCGGCGCCGACTACCAAGTCGGTCTCGCGTTGCTCCAGTACATCGGGCCATTGAGAAATACGGCCGCGGCTCAAACCGAGCGCGCGGCCCAGTTCGGCGCCGTTTCCGTCGAATAGGTCGATAGCCTGCTGTTTCGTCATGAGCATTTTTCGTCTCTCTGTATAGCGCACTAGACAAATGATATGTCAAGCTCTCTAAACGCACAAGGGGTTAGTCTGCTAACCATGAAAACATTGGCAGACCGCCTACGCGCGGCCCTGACGGAATCAGGGATGAATCAGTCGGAACTGTCGCGGCGCATTGGCGTGACGCGAGGTGCGGTTTCGTTTTGGCTTACAGGCGCTACCACGAATCTGGTTGGCGATAACCTCCTAAAAGCGGCACAAGCACTGGGTGTTTCGGCGAATTGGCTGTCCACGGGCCGTGGCAGGATGAAGCCAATACCTGCCAAGGAAATTTCCCTAGAGGACAATCCGGACTACCCGGCAATAAAGCGCGTGAAAATCAAAATTTCAGCTGGCGTGACGGGATTCGGCATCGAGCCGCTCAACGAAGACCACGCCCCCATCGTGTTCCACCGGTCCTGGTATGAGAACAACGGTTATAAGCCTGAGAGTCTTATAGCCATCAAGGTGACCGGCGCCAGCATGGAGCCGGGCCTGTTCGACGGAGACTGGGTGGTCCTTAATACGGACGACGTCGCGCCGCGTGACGGCGTGGCCTATGCCCTCAACTATGACGGCGAGGCCGTTGTGAAGCGCCTGTTCCGGAACGATGGCATATGGATCGCCGCGTCCGACAATCAGGATAAGCGGATCTACCGCGACCGGCCGCTCAACGGCGACACGTTCATCATCGGACGGGTCGTGCACAAGCAAAGCGAGAGGATATGAGGCGCGCCCTGCTGCTCGCCTGCGTGGCGCTTACCGCGTGCGCGCGCAATTCCGGGATCGTCCAGATGGGTCCGGATACCTACTACGTGTCGAAACAGGCGGCCACTGGCTTTTCCGGCGCGGCATCGCTCAAGGCTGAGCTGATGCAGCAGGCCGGCGCGTTCTGCTCGAAAGACGGGCGCACGGTCAATGTGGTGCGGGCAGAAGAATCAAAGCCGCCCTACCTGCTAGGGAATTTCCCTAGGGCCGAGTTGCAGTTCGAATGCTTACAGCGCACAAAGCCATCGCCGGGCGTTCGAATGACACCTGCCTGACGAACAATCACCCACGAAATGCCCGCCTCGAGCGGGCTTTTTTTCGCCTGTAGTTTTCGTACTCGTGCGTAGCGCATAGAAAAATGTATAGCGCACTTGACACCGGTTCGGTCGTGTTGTTTAATTCACTCAACAAACAGCAGCACGAACAAACCGAACGAGGTGACCAACCGTGAACTTCTCCCGCCTTCACACCGAAATAGTCCTGCTCGCGAGCGGGTACATCGAAGTGGTGTGCTTCGACTACGACCGGCCGCAGATGCATCGCCATTGGGCGATCCGTCGCACCGTCGATTACCGCAACGTCTGCTGGGGTTGAACCATGACCGCTCTCACCTACTGCGCCAAACAGGCGACCGCGATGGCCGAGTTCGAAACGGATCGCGCCAAACAGAAACTTGATGCTGCGATCGACGCCGAGGAATCCCGCGAGGAACAGATTGCAGCGCGCGCTCAGGAAATCGAATTGCGCCGCGTGGCGGAGATGGCACCGATCGACGTCATTGCCGGTATGCATAGCGCGCTCGAAGGCGCGGCCGGCGCACTGATCGCAGACCGGTTGCTGAAAGGCGATCTGAAAAGCGTGGGCTTGTGCGTTCAGACGCTCGTCCACTCGTACATCCGGTCTGACTCCGAAGTCATGGCTAACGACTGGATGGATCGGATCGACGCTGAGCTCGCGAAGTGGGGTGTGCAATGAGCGGCCTCGTCATCGGCTTCCTCGTCTGGTCGTTCTTCGCCGGCTGCTGCTGCCTGTTTGTTCGGGGTGGCACGCGATGAAACCAACCGAACGTGATCTGCGACTCGCAGACCTTTCCCTCGCCTTCTCCGCTGGTGTGTGCGCCGCGGCTGTGTGCGCGATGGTCGTCTTCACTTTCTATCTGAGGTTCGCATGCTGAACGATCATTTTGAGCAGCAACGCAAAGAGAAACTGCGTGAGTGGGCGGAGTACGTCGACTCGCACGAAGACCGTCTCGCGCGTGCGAAGGAACAACTCGGCGACCGCTATCTGCTCTCGCCGAACTACAACGGTCACTATGCCGATGCTGACGAAGAAGGCAAGCACGCAATGATCCGCCGCGCCTCCACGTATCTCAACGCCCGGCCGATCCTCGCGATGGTGCTCGGCTATCTCCTGCTGCTGGTCGTCGCGCTGGCGGTGCTTCCTGCTGATCCGGCCGACCTTGGCCGCGCTACTCAACCTCATCAATCGAAAGGTGCCGTATGAACGCTGCAGTTCCGGTGGTCGCAGACCGTACCAAATTCATCGGTGGTTCAGACGTGTCCGCCATCCTCGGCGTGAGCCCGTGGCGCAATCGTGTCGACCTGTGGGCAGACAAGATCAAGCCGCGCGTTGAGGACGGCCAGAACGCCGCAGCAAAGCGCCGCGGCTCGCGTCTGGAGCCATACATCCTCGACATGATCCGCGAGGAACACGGCCTGACCATCGTGCGCGCCAACGAGCGTTACGTCGACAAGGAGCTTCCGTTTCTGGCAGCGGAAATCGACGCCGAATACCGCGATGGCGACCACGAGCAGAACATCGAGATCAAGACCGTGCACCCGTTCAAGGCGAAGGAATGGGGCGATATCGGCACCGACTCTTTACCGCTTCACTACATCGCACAGGTGCAGCACGGCCTCGGCGTGACCGGCCGCGACGTGTGCAAGGTGTTCGCATTGATCGGTGACGACCTGAAGCCCTACACCGTCGAGCGCGATGACGAATTGATCCGCGCGATGCGCGACCAGTGCGCTGAGTTCTGGAATCGCTACGTCGTGCCACAGGTGCAGCCGCCGATCGACTACGAGGCGAAGAACGTCCTCGACACGCTCAAGCGCCTGTATCCGGGAACGGACGGCACGGTTATCTCTGCCACCGCAATGCATGAACACTGGCGCGCTGTGTATGAAACCGCCTCCGACATGCATAAAAAGTACGAAGCCATCGTCGATGGTGCGCGCGCTCACCTGCTGGCAGAAATGGGCACCGCGACCGCGATCGAGTTTGACGACGGGCGCGCATTCATCCGCAAGGAAATCAAGAAAAAGGCCTACGTCGTCGAGCACGCGGCCTCCCGTTACATCGACTTCCGGCTCGGCAAACTCAAGGAGAAAAGTGAATGAGCACTACCGCTCTGAAGGAACGCGTCACTGGCCAGGTGGCTGAGAAGAAAACGCCCGTCGACAAGGTCGCCGCGCTGCTCTCCAGTCCCAGCATGCAGGCACAGATCAAAGCTGCACTGCCGCGCCACATGACGCCTGAGCGCCTCGCGCGCATCGTCACGACCGAAATCCGCAAGGTGCCGAAGCTGGCCGAATGCACGCCGGTGTCGTTCTTTGGCGCAGTCATTCAATGCGCGCAGCTCGGGCTCGAACCAGGCAATGCGCTCGGGCATGCATACATCTTGCCGTACGACCGCAACATGAAGCGCGGCAACGAGTGGGTCAAGGTGGCCGAGGCCCAACTCATCATTGGCTACCGCGGAATGATCGACCTCGCACGCCGGTCCGGCCAAATCCAGAGTCTCAGTGCGACCGCCGTCTACAAGGGTGATTCATTCGAATGTGAAATGGGGCTTGAGCCGACGCTGCGCCACGTGCCGGACTTCGATAACCCGGAACGAGAGAATCCGGAACACCTCACGTTCGTCTATGCGGTGGCGAAGCTGAAGGACGGGGGCACGCAATTCGCCGTGATGTCGCGCTCGCAGATC